GGTTTTGTGGGTTGACAGCGTAGACGTTAGCGATTTGAATCACGTCACCTTGATTCAATGCGGCAGCAGCAGATGCGGCAGCAATGGTGATCGTTGAGCTTGATGCCCAGCCTGAAGTCAACGAACCAGTAAAGGTTGCGGTGTTGGTCGACAGGGTTGCAGATGCATATGAACCGAAAGTCTGGCTCACAACGTTCTGATCCATCTTCCACTTCATACCGGCCGAGTCAACGCCCATCAAACCTTTTTCGTATTGCTCGCTGATTTTAGCAGCAGGCATAAACAGACCTTTCAGACTGTCAACGATAGTGGCTGATGTAAATGGCTCAACTAAGCATGAACGGCGACCATCGCGTGGAGCACCTTCAGCGTCAAGGTAAGCACCCGCGGTCAAATAAGTAATCAAACCAGTTGGAGGCGTACCAGCAGTACCAACAATGTTGGCGGTGTTGTTTTTAGCCGTCACCAAACCGTCACGGTCGATTTTGTTGGCGATTGCAGCAACAGCAGGCTTTAGAACACGGTCGCTAAACATATCGAGCGACAATGCCAAGTCTTGGGTCGTAAACTGTGTGTCAACGTGGAATTGTGTCGACAAAGTCACAGGCACAGAAGTCTCGTTAAAATCTTCAACGTTTAGCGCTGGGCCAGTTGTACCGATAAAGCGACCAGGACGACGAACGTTAACAGTTGCACCGATCTTAGCGCCGACAACAGCGAATTGATCGTCATAGTTACGGTCAACTTCACCCGTAAATGTCAGTTCGTTCTCGAGCACCATGAGTGCTTCGTTAGTGATTTTACTAATGGTTAGCAAGTTATTTGCCATGATATTTCCCTTAGATTAAGTAAATTCTATTTACCTGATCTTACCTGCCAATCTTGCTGCTTTCCATTGCTGATACGTTCCGTGGAATGCTCCATCGCTATCCACTTTCACATCAACACCGGAATTTCCGCTTTTCAATGGCTTGATAGGCTCAGGTGCTTTTGATCTTGCAGCAACAGATTTACTTTTAACCTCGGGCTCAGTCTTTTCAAACTTAGCCTCCAGTTTCCCAAGTTCTCGTAAGGCTTTCTGAATCGGCATCGCTGTCAATTCATTAGCAAACTCTGGATTCTCAGCAAGATGGTATAGGATTCGTGGCCCTACATCACTTTCTAAGATGGCATCCCGCACTTGGTCTGATACTCGGACGTCTGCGGACTGTACCATTTCCTCAAAGTCAGGCAATTCTGCTTTCGCTGCATCTAGGCGCTTTGCCCAAGTCTGAATGACCTGATCTCGCGCCTCGTTCGCCTTGCGTTCTGCGTCTTGCCTATCTCTGTCTGCTAAAGCCTTTTCTGCGGAAAACTCAGCTAGTGCCTTCGCGTACTCAAATGCGTCGGTAAACTGGCTGGGCTGAGGCTCTTGATTCACGTCTGCCTGTTTAGGGCTATTCTGCGTTTCTAGAGCTTTCAAACGGCTTTCTAGTGCTTCCCTTGCTTCGCGTTCTTTAGCGGCCTCTTGCCGCGCTGCTTCACGTTGCTTGGTTAACTCTGAAAACCGCTTTTCCAACTTCGGATTTTTCGGTTTATCTGTTACTTCCGCTTCTTTCTCTGCGTCGTGTTCACTCTGTTCATCTGCCTCGACTTGCGGCTCTGACTCGGTCTCGACCGGATCAGCCTCACTAGGAGCATCTGTTACAGCTAAACCCAACCTTTGGGCATTGAAATCGGCTAAATTTTCACTTGTTACTACATTACTAGCTTCACGTTCTGACATGAGTTGCCTCAAGAGTTTACCCAGTTGTGCCTAACTGGTAAGGTTTGAACAAATTTTAATACTATTTAAGAGAATTCGCTATTTTTTGTTTTTTTGCTTCCTTTTTTGCTCTTATTTTTTCTGCTTTTTCTTCATTTGCTTTTTCTTGTGCAATTCGTAATTTTTCATTTTCTGATAATGGTTTGTTTCTCATTTCATATGCCATTTTTTCAAATTTATCTAAATCAGATTTATGCCTGACATGATGAACCAATGCACTGCCAAAAACACCTTTAGAATGAGAACTAAAACGTATAGGATCAGGAATATATCTTTTTGTTTCCGGATCAAAAATTCTTACATAACTAGATGGACCTGCTTTACTTCCAGAATGTTCAACTTCTGCTTGAAAATTCTGTTTTTTTAACCTTTCGGCAAAATTTTCGGCTTCTGATTGTATTAGTTTGCGCTGTTCCTCAGGTGAATTTTCTTGTTCTAAATACCATTCATCATCATTTTTTTGATTTTTTAAACCTAATTTTTTTGCATCATATTCTTTTTTATTTTCAGAAGTAACAATTTCTCTAGTCATTTAAATCGCCCTTTCAGTTGTTTCTAATGACGCTTGATGCAATGCCCTACGATCTAATTCCGCAAGCATTAACGCAAATTCACCTTTAATTTTCTCAATATCGAGCTGAGTTTGCGTCTTAATAATCGTGTCGTGCGCCTTAACATCGACATTAAGTTTGGCAATGTCTCTGCGTTCAGCGTCGCGCATTTCAATATCGTGGGCTTTGGCTGTTTGACGCATGAGCTCGCGCTTAGTCTCGGCTTCTTCCTGTGCCTGTTTAATGCTTGCGCCGTATTTCATATCCATCGTCATCGCTTGCAGTTGTTGCTGCAATTGCTCGATGGTTTGTTTAGCGGCTGCTAATTGCATCTGAACCTGAGGCGGTACAGGTGATTTATCGTCAACTTGCGCCATTGGGTTTGCCGCGGCCAGTCGGTCGGCAATAATATCAGCGCCAGGGAAGTCCATATTTCTAAAAATTAGATCACCGGCCTGCGTCATCAATGCGGGATCGGCAGTTAATAGCGTCATCATTGCGTCGACTGCCTCGGCACGCTTGGAGTTATAGCCTGGGCCTGTGTCCATCACAACGTCGTACTCGCCGACCGTTACGTCATTCAATACTTTCGCCACGCCTTGTTCGTCTTGGCCTTGCTCGTTCAATGTCACCAGTTCAGGCTGACCGTCCGCGCCAATGATCCGCATGACACGCTCGGTATCGTAAATCTTGGGGATCAGATCGAGCAAAATCTTGCCTGTCCAACGAATCGAACGGGTCAAATTGTCGTAATAGTGGAAATTGGTCATATCCACTTGTTGCTGCTGACCATTGATCGCTTTGCCTGACTGATTACCGTTCGGGAGTTGCGACGGGTCGTAGATACCGATCACAGCCATTAAATCAGCATTCATACCGGCAGCTGCGGCCATTGCACCGGCAGGCGGTGGTTCAGGCTGCAATCTGCTTGGTGGTGGCGCTACGCGACCATCAATGTCGGTCTGTTTGTAGCGCAATACTGGGGTGGCTTTGATATTAGCCTGCGCCCACTCGTTCTCATGTCCTTCGTCTTGGCCCTCAGCAAGCAACCATTTAGCCTTGGGTGCGAGTGCGACCGACTCGGTCATACTGGTTGCCCAATAGTTGTACATCCGCGCTGGGTCTTTAGCCATACGCACCAAGCCAAACTTCTTACGCTTGCTCTCGACCACCAATTGTTGACCGTAAATCGGCACGATTGGGATATATTTACCCGCCCAAACGCCTTCCTCGAGGATTTCCATTGCGGTCAACTTGCACCACTTAATCTCTTTCTTCCATGTCTCACGGCGCGAGATTTCCTCGATGCCTGCCGCGGCCATCGCTTCTTTGCTTGGCAGATCATCCTCGTAGACGTGCGTACCGTCGGACAACAGGATTAGTTTAGTGCGCTTGCGTTCTGTATAAAAGAATTCGGCAATCCGAATATCCTCTTTCATTACCCATTCAGCGTTCGAGTCACCCGTACCGCGAGCGTTAAAATTGCCGCCATCGTCTGCATCTGGATACATTGATCGGAATACATCCTTGCTCACAACCTCGGTAATCAGGCATTTTTCAGCGTCAGAACCGTCAGGCATAATCGAGTTAGGATCAAAATAGACAGTAAAAGGATTGGATATACGGCGAATGTAAATCTCTTGATCGAACGAATCTTCGCGTACATAGTCTGTATCTATCCTCCAGTAACCCCAACCCATACGCACAGCAAAATCAAAAGCGTTATCGTAAGCATCGTCTGCATCTGAATTGACCTCAATGTGTCTGCAAATGCCTGTAATGATCTCGGCGACCTTGGCATCTGACTCGTTATTCATTCCATGCACTTTGATGCGTGGCCGCTGCTGGCGCTGCTGATTGGTAATCTGCCGAACGTATGCATCGACTTTATTGATGGTCAGGCATGGGCGAGACTCAAGGCCTCGGGAGTTTTGCACCTCAACTGGCCATTGGTCGCCAGCTGCAAACTTTAAATCTTCAAGCGCCTCAGAGCGATTGTTGGAATCCGCGTCGCTGACTAATCGTAGGAATTTCTTAGCATCCTCGATGCGTCCGTCGTTTTCTAGATCATCAGCCATTTTTAGCCCATCCAATTGCCAGGTGCAGAGTATGTGTGTTTCACCACACGTTTTTCTTTAGTTTCAGTAACCATTAACCCAATATATCTAAACGCATCAGCGCCGTGGCTATATGAGTCATGCACAGGCGTTTTGCTGAATTGCTTGCTATCTGGGTCAACTTCGTATCGGTAATGTCTTAAACATTGTAATCCATCGTGGCAATTTTCCCTATCAAACCAACAGTTTGTAAAGATTGTTCTCGCCGCGTTAATAGAATCGGCAATTGGCGTTTTGCCGATAATTCTTGTTTTATATCCCGCGTTTCGTACGATTTCCTCAATAGTTCGACCGGCTGCTGCGAGGGTTTTGTTTTGGGCATCGTGAGGCAACCACAGCGTGTCATATATGTATCCATAGGTTTGCAT